CTGCCCTTAGCTCAGCTGGATTAGAGCAACAGCCTTCTAAGCTGTGGGTCGTAGGTTCGAGTCCTACAGGGCAGGCCAACTATGAGGAAACTATGTATAAAAAAAGAAAAGATAATGAACATAAACAAGGCGGATTAACAGTTACAGTTCGTAACAATGATGTTAATGGTGCATTGAGAGTTCTCAAGAAGAGACTTATCAAGGATGGTTTATTTCAAGAACTACGAGAACGTGCCTACTTTGAAAGTAGAGGAACAAAACGTAGAAAAGCAAAAGCTGCAGCGACTCGTAGATACAAACGTAAGATGTTAAAAAGACAAGAAGAGTTAGGATATTAATAGGTGATGATATGGCACGGCGTGCAAAAATTGAGAGTGACAACACAATTCCAAAACCTCGCAAGAGAAGGAAGCCAATGTCTGCTGAACAAAAAGCAGCTGCAGCAGAACGCCTTGCCAAAGCTCGTGAGAAACGACTAAAAGAAAACCCCCCAGAATATAAATCAGTTCACCCAGACGTTCTTGCCCGTCCAGATTCAGATCCTTGGAATCACAAAAGTGTGAAGATGTGGATTAAGACGCAGAGAGAACTTCTTGCAACAGAACGCAAGAATGTTAGACAGAATGTTAAAGGTGCTATGGCTAAAATGAAATCCCATGAGGGGTATGTCCATAACATGGAGAGATACCTAAAAACTGGAATATGGTTAGATATGTTTTGGGGTGAATATCAGGAAAAGAAATGTAAGAGTGTTTGTTTGGTGATGGCATATCATCCAGACGGTACACCAAAAAGAAACATTGGAACTTGGTATCCAGACATTGGATGTGAATGGACTAGGGAAATGGAAAATGAGTAATGATAACGAACCCAGTAACATCATTAAGTTTCCTAAAAAGAATCCAAAGGTAGGAATAGTAGTTGATAATAAAGCCCATGAGATTCGTGAAAACATTATCTTTACTGAAAATTTATGTGAAGCATTAGTAGTAAATATGATACATAACATGTCAGAAAATGGTATGAATGTAGATAGTCAAACTTTTATCAGAGACACTTCTTTTTTGATAGAAGTAGTAAAGTCTACAATCTACAGAGATTTGGGTATGATACACCCACTTCAAGATTTAGTTGATACACTTACTAGTGTTACAAAAGAAGAAGGCGGTGTCGCCTATGATGTTGACTTAGAGGGAATATCATCCCTTTTATCAAAGACAGATAAAGAGGACTAATGAGTAGCCTCTATGGTGGAACAGGTAGACACAACAGACTTAAAATCTGTCGCTTATGGCGTGCGAGTTCGAGTCTCGCTGGAGGCACCAAAATCTATTGACAACTGGTAGTTTTTGATATACTATATAATACTATGAAAAAGGTGAATACATGATACTAGTTGATATGAACCAAGTCACAATCAGTAATCTAATGATGCAGATTGGTTCAAAAAGAAAAAATGATGTTGATGAAAATCTAGTTCGTCATATGGTTCTGAACTCACTTAGAATGTATCGTTCTAGGTTTAGTGAAGAGTATGGAGAACTTGTTCTTTGTTACGATAGCAAGAAGTATTGGAGAAGAGACTACTTCCCAAACTATAAATCTAATCGTAAGAAAGACAGAGAAGCTTCAGGATTGGATTGGAATCTAATCTTTGAAACACTCAACAACATTCGTGACGAAATCAGAGACAATTTCCCATACAAAGTTTTAGAAGTAGAAGGTGCAGAGGCAGATGATTGTATTGCTGCTATCGTTGAACATGTTTCAATAACACCTAATGCTTTTGAAAAGGTATTAGTTCTTTCTGGTGATAAGGATTTCATCCAATTACAGAAACACAGTTTCGTAAAACAATACTCACCTGTGTTGAAGAAATTTGTAAATGGACAAGATCCTCACCTATATATTAAAGAACACATACTAAAAGGGGATAGGAGTGATGGTATTCCAAACTTCCTATCATCAGATAATACTTTTGTAGATGAGTTGCGTCAGAAGCCTCTTGCAAAAAAGAAACTGGTTACTTGGGTAGACTTAGAACCAGAGGATTTTTGTACTGAGGAAATGTTGAGAAACTATCAACGCAACAAAACTTTGATTGATTTGGATTGCATTCCAAGTGACTTGAAAGCCACAATTCTGGAAGAATTTCAGAAACCGCCAAAAGGTGAAAGATCAAAACTACTAAATTATTTTATAAAAAAGAGATTGAAAAATCTTATGAATGACATTGGAGATTTTTAATATGGCAAAGTCCACATACACGCCTCTTCTTTCTGAAGTATTGAAGAAGGTACATAATGCAAAAACTAAAGATAAGAAAGTTGCAATCTTAAAGGAACATGATTGTGATGCACTGAGGATGGTTTGTAAAGCTTCATTCGATCCTAAAATCGAATGGTTAATTCCAGAAGGAGAAGTTCCCTTCAAACCAAACGAAGCAGAAGAAGGAACAGAACATACAGTACTACGCAGAGAAGCAAGGAAACTATATCGTTTTGTAAAGGGTGGAGACAATAATCTAGCTGGGTTTAAACGTGAGAATATGTTTATCCAAATGTTAGAAGGACTTCACAAATCTGAAGCAGAGTTAGTAATTTCTGCTAAGGATAAAAAACTACACCAGACATACAAAGGATTATCAACAGCAGTTGTTAAGGAAGCGTTTGGCTGGAATGATGAATTTATGAAACAGGAATAAGGAGAAGATATGAGTTTTGAATTCGATTTTACTAAGGAGCATCTTGACGAAATCATATCTGCTGATGCTGATGATTGGTACGATGCACTATGCGAACTACTACCAAAATATGGTATCACATCAGAACGCAGAGTTGCACATTTTCTAAGTCAATGTGCTCACGAGTCTGGTGGATTTAAAAGGTTAGAAGAAAATCTAAACTATAGTGCAAAGGCGCTTCGTGCAGTCTTTGGACGATACTTTGGTGATTCACCAAAAAGAGATGCAGATGAATATCATCGTCAACCAGAGATGATTGCCAACTATGTGTACATGGACGAATATCGTAAGTACAAAATGGGCAATGTCAATGAAGGTGACGGTTGGTTGTTCAGAGGCAGAGGCCTAAAACAATTAACAGGCCGTCACAACTACACGAAGTTTGGTGAAAGTGTAGGAATGAGTGCAGAAGAAGCAGCAGAATATGTTGCAACACCAGCTGGTGCAATTGAATCTGCATGTTGGTTTTGGGATACAAATAATCTTAATGATATTGCTGATACAGATAATGTTGTGAAAATGACAAAGAAAATCAATGGTGGTAATATCGGATTAGAGGATAGACAAAAACGATATTCTCATGCAATGGAAGTACTAGGTATGAGTGTAGAGGATTTAGGTGCAGACGATAGTTCTGTAGAAGATATCCTTGATGATATTGGTGTCCTACGAAAAGGTGCAAAAGGTGAAGGTGTCAAACTTATGCAAGAAGCATTAGGCATCAGTGCAGATGGTGACTTTGGGCCAGGCACAGAACGTGCATTAAAAGAATGGCAGTCAGCAAATGGACTCGTTGCAGATGGTGTTGCTGGCCCTGCTACCTTTGAGAAACTTTTTTAGAAAAGTTATTGACTCTATAGTAGCTTAGTGGTATTATAGAATCATTGGTGAGGGGCAACCGTCCTTTCTCTCTCAACTCTCTCAATAGAGTTGCTCCTCACCAGACCTAAGCGGATGTCGTATAATGGCATTACCTTAGATTTCCAATCTAATGACGAAGGTTCGATTCCTTCCATCCGCTCCAAATTATTTCCGAAGTTCTTGATTTTCAAGAACTTTTTTTTTGGTTTTGCTGTTGACTTTTGTTATGATAACAAGTATACTGTAAGTATAGTGATTCGGAGGTTTTATGAATTACATTGAAATAAACGGTGGTAACAAATACCAAAAGAAAGTTGCTTATGTTGTCATTGAACAGATGATTAAAGCTCTTATGCCTCGTATGAGAACTTTAGAAATCACTGTCAATATTCGTAAGTTTACTGACGATGCAATTGGATATTGCATGATGGAAGATACTAATCGTGAGTTTGAGATTGAGGTTAGTAAGGACTTATCCTTGAAAGATTTTGTCACTGCATTGTGTCACGAAATGGTACATGCAAAACAGTACGCTCGTAATGAGATGAGTGGTGATGTTACTGACAGACATTGGAAAAAGTCTACGGTTGCAGACTCAGTTAGTTATTGGGATTTGCCTTGGGAGAAAGAGGCATATCGAATGGAAGATAAACTGGCTCAAATGGTTTGGGAGTCAAACTTATTATAGCTGTTGACAATAAACGAATCGTCAGTTATAATTAGTATGTAGAATGAAAAGAGAGGAAATATTATGACACAAGTAGCAGTTATTCACTCAGCGTTTGAAGAAACACCACATACAGTTGCATTTGTAGAAGTTGGTGATCGGACAGGTACAGAAGCGCTTGAGTATGCATATCGTTGGACAAACAATGTAATGGGTTCTTGGAGTATCAAAGAAGAGTTCTTTAGTGATGGTGAACCAAACGGTGACTACAATCCTGATGTTACAGTAATGGCACCTCTACATGAAGGTGGTATGGGTTTGCGTTCAACAAGTATGAACGATCAAATGTTGATGGGTACTAAGAAGTACAAAGTTGCAATGATGGGATTTGAGGAGATTAAATAATGGGAGCAGTTAAAAACTACATGATGGATATTGAGGAAGAGGTTTTCTCAATTGATGGGATTGAGGAGAAGTTTAGTGAAGCTGAACATGTTTCTGAAGTTCAAACATTCGTAATTGATAAATTAGGCTATACGACTAATTGGGATAAAGAAATCGCAAAGGATGTTGTATCAAGTCAATGGAACGAATATTGGGGTAACTATCCATGATTAAAGAACTACTAATGAGTGCATTGACACTCATGCCAGCCGCATATGCTGATGATTCATCTCTAGGAATAGAACAGTTCAGATATGAAGAATCAATGTGTCTCGCACAAAACGTGTATCACGAAGCACGAAATCAACCAGCGGCTGGACAGATGGCAGTTATGTCTGTCACTATAAATCGTGTAAACGATTCTCGTTTTCCAAATACAATTTGTGGTGTTGTCTATCAGGGGCCTTCTCGACCTAGTTGGAAGGGTACTGGTGAAATGATACCTGTTCGACATAAATGCCAGTTCAGCTGGTATTGTGATGGCAAAAGTGATGTTGCACACGATAAAGAAACATTTAATGAGATTTTGCTCTTGAGTCAAATGGTAATTGATGGTACAGTAACACTAATGGATATTACAGAAGGTGCAACACATTATCATGCAGACTATGTACGTCCAGCGTGGGCGAGAACCAAAACAAAAACAATTGAGATTGAAGATCATATCTTTTATCGGTGGGAGAAGTAGATGAATATTTTTTACCTTAGTACCAATCCTAAAATCAGTGCAGAGATGCACAACAACAGTCATTGTAGTAAGATGATTATTGAGTACGCTCAACTTATGTCTACTGCACATCGTACTATGGATGGTGAGATGTACTATGGTAGAACAAAGAACGGCCGCAAAATCAAGCGGTGGTTACATCCTGATCCTGTTATGGAAGCAACTCTATACAAAGCATCACATATCAATCATCCTAGTGGTATCTGGACTCGTGAGTGTCGAGAAAACTATGAGTGGTTGTATTCCTTGTGGGTAGAGTTGAATGAAGAGTTCATCTGGCGTGGTTTCAAGAATGGTGAGTATCACGAGACTTACAACAAACTTAGAGACTTGCTTCGAGAACCACCAAAGTCCATGAAACGTGGTAACTTTACACAACCAACACCAGCAATGCCTGATGATGTAAAGGACAAAGATTCTGTGGTTGCGTATCGAAACTACTATATAAAATACAAACAACATCTGGCAAAATGGGGTAAGAGAAATATCCCAGAATGGTATGTAACATGACTGACAAAGAGCCTGAACGGTACTATGATTGGATGTTGTGGAAGATGCGACAAGAGGATGCAAAAATGGTAAAGGTAGATGAAGGACTCAATCTAGATCCTACTGGCAATGAACTATATCGTAGAGAACTTGTATCACTATCTGGTAAAGTTGAGTTGATGGAACAGGACATGAAAAATCTGACAAGCGATTATTACAAACTCATAAATAGAGTAAAGGAATTGTCTGAAGAAAATTATCATCTCAAAGAACAGATGAGTGAATTGAAAAAATAGGATTATTATGCCAACATTTAAATTTAGGAACACTGAGACAGGTGAAGAGTTTGAGGACTTCCTGTCTAATTCTCGTAGAGAAGAACTACTAGAGAAAAATCCTCACATTAAACAAATGCCATCATCTTTCTCAATTGTTTCGACAACAGGTACAATTGACGGTAAAACTGATGGGGGGTGGAAAGAGATGCAAAGTAAAATTGCAGAGGCTCATCCAGACTCACCTTTTGCAGATAGATATGGTAGCAAGAATATTAAAGATATTAAGACTAAAGCAGTCATAGACAAACATAGAAAAAAATGGAGAAGTGAATAATGGCAAAGGCAAAAGATATTAGACTTGACCAAATGGTTACAGTAACGCCTGCTACTGATAATCAGAGAAAGGTTTTCCAAGATTACAAAGATGGAAAGAATCTTTTTCTGTATGGTGCAGCTGGTACTGGTAAAACATTTATTACTTTATATCTCGCCTTGCAAGAAGCATTGAGAAACGAAACACCATACGATTGTGTTTACATTGTTCGTAGTGCAGTACCAACTCGTGAGATTGGATTCTTGCCAGGGGATGAAGAGGACAAGACGGCATTGTTCCAAGTACCATATCAGAATATGGTGAAGTTTATGTTTGAACAACCTA